GACTTCCATAAAGTTGCGTCAAACAAGTCAGGAGAAACATTTCCACCTCCACTCTGTCCTTGCCGAGCTTCACTGAATCCCTGCAACTCCTTCTGCAACGAGAGCAACGCCGCAGGAAGGGTAATCATGTGCTGTGGCAGGGCTGTGGGCTGAATCACCGTGGGCGGCGGGGCACCTTGATTGATGACCAGAATCTCTCCCGGCATCCAGCCAATTCCGTTCGGATCAAGCCCTGTCCTCTGGTCGATCACGATCACGCCATTGTTCAGGCGAACTACGTTCTCAAACGTCTGCGTGTAGAGCCGCTCGGATAGTTCCTGAAGGCTGCGCGAGAGCTTGATTGGCGGCGGCCCCCAGAAGTTTGCGATGGTCGGCATCGCAGGAACGCGGATAATCGGAAACGTGCCACGCTCATCGTCAGGCAACTGTGGCACCCAGTTGTTTCCGTCCGCCAGCACGACATCTTCGCAGTCCGTGATCCAGCGTCCGTCTGGGTAGGCATACTCGAATCTGGGATGGACCAGCATCTTCGAGATAGCTTTCGAGCCAGCGTACTCTTCGACTTTCTGCCGCGTGTTGTCGAACAGGAACGTATGCCTTACTCGAACGCGGTTGTCGCGAAACAGTTTCCTTGACGGAGTTTCGCCCTGCTGACTGAGAGGAGAGGCTTCGGGATACTCCATGTTGCTGTCTACGGTGCCGTAGGGATCAGCCGTGCCAGCGTAGAGCTTTGGTCGAACGAGAACGCCTTTGTCGGGCCATTGCCTGCGTACATCGTCAATGTACATCCAGTCGTAGAACTGTACCCAGGACCAGTCAGAATCGTTTTTGCAGAAGGGATCTGGGAGAACGGTTTCCGGGTCGCGGCATTCGAGCCACGTCATTCCCTTGCCGCGGCGGGCGTTTGGGCTGAAGCCGATTTGCAGGAAGCCGAGATTCGAGAGCATAGCCCAGATCACGGACTCCAAGATGCGGTTGTTGTAGCAGCCCTGGCGCCAGTTTGCCTGATAGTATTTCTCGCGGGGATCGTCCGACTTGCCATCTTTTGTGATGTAGACCTTGATGGAGGCGTCCGTGATGTCCGTGGCTTCGTTGAGCACAAGCGTTTGCAGTTGCGGGATTTTTACGCTCGGGCGGTAGGACGGCCAGTTGCGGTGATCGTCGTTCAGGGCGTAGAAGTCTTTGATGTCGCGGAAGTAGTCGCGGCCTAAATGCTTGTCGCGTTCTAGGGTTGAGATGCGTTCCAGTTCGTCAAGCTGCTTGCAGAATGCTCGGTCATTCGGCATCAGAGCAGGCTGCGACTTCTTTTCGACAATCAAATCGTAGCCGACGAACGTGGGCGCCACTTACTCTTCCTCTTCCTCTTCATCTCTTAACGCTAAGATGAATGGTGCGAGCAAATCCATCCCGCATAATTCAGAATATTCCTTACCACACATGAGGCAGGCGAACCCCAGCAGAAGGTTGTAATCATTTCTAAACTTAACAACTTGTTCGAGTGGGATAACCACCGTCTTATAATGCTTGAATTGGGTCGGATCAGGAAGTTCTACAAGAGACCTTGGCCCACAAGAATATTGGTATTCATTGAGAAACTTACGCATTTCAATCGCACGGTCTTTGGCGCTCATTGCGTCACTCCCTTCTTAGCCTTCTTCTCTGGCTCTGACAGCCACTTCGCTAGCGCATCCCCCGGCAACTCTTCTGACCCGCCTTCGGACTTCCTGAATTGCTCAATGTCAATCATCATCCCTACCCAGTCCTTTGCCGTAATCATTCCCGTGGAAACCAAATCCGCTCCTGCTGCTGCAACTTTATCTTCCAGATCGGCCCACGCCGCAGATCGGCCCTTTTTTCTCAGCTTGTTGAATTCGATCCCAATATCTCGGATAATTCGCTCTGCGCGGTCACGGTTTCCGGTCTGCGCTCCCGATTCATTCTCGCCTTTACCCGGTTGTACCTCATCACCTGCTCTAACGCTCTCTCCTGCTCGGGCGTCAGCGGCGGTCTGCCTTGAGAGGGGGGAGCCGATACGGTCTGTGAGGTAGTCGCGGGCTGCGCGGGCTTTGAAATCGGGCATTCTGGCTCCACTACATACACAGCAGAATTCTTTGTCCCAAATCTTAGCACCAGTTCGTCAGTCTCGGTATTCGTATCTTCGCAGAGCAGTTGTCTTGCTCCTGCTTCAGACACTTTGCGAATCAGAGCACGCGGGATGCGGAGTTCGCCATTTCTCTCAAGGCAGAGAGCGGCCATGAGGCGTGTCAGGTAGTCGGCTAGAGCCTTGTCGGACTTCTCAGGAGGCGGCATTCGGTTCTCCCTTCAGGAGCGAGCGCAGAACGGCACAGCGTTCGTGAATCGCGCACTCGTGGTCAGGATCGCCGGCGTGACAATCGTGCTCATCACAGCGACAGAAATCTCCCTCAATCCCGTCAATGATTGCTCTCGCGTGCCCGCCGCACCAGCCCGTAGTGGCCAAGAGCTTCACAATCTGCTCCTTCGTGGCCTTCTTCAATTCCTCTTCCTGCATCACGAAAAACGCTTGCTTGATCGTCTGCCCCTTCACCGGAAACACAGGAAACACCACGCAATCATTCGCGTTCAGTTTATTCGCCATACTGAAAACATCGAATACTGTGCCATCCACGATCAGGGCATCCCCTTTTTCCAGATGCAGTTTCGCCACAGCCTCGTTAATCTGCTTGACGCTCATATCTCCCCCAACACACTACGGCACCGCTTCACTTCCGGCTTCATAATGAATGCTATGTCCCGCTTCAGAGCATTCTTCAAATCGTCCTGCGCGTTCAGAGCAACAATCTTGGGATGCCCCTTCTGGTCTTTGTCCAGGTAGTTCGATTTGTAGTTCAGGATGTTCGGCGGAGGATACTGAGCGCAGGCTACTACTGCGAGACAACAGGCGACAAACACGTCATCATGACCGTGTTCCACATCCCAACGCATCCCTGTCGCCATCGTCATTAAATCCATCTGCCGAATGATTTCCTCATCCTTGGGCGCCAGCCCGCCCAGAACATTCTTCATGCCATCGTGCAGTTTTCCGCGAAAGGTAGCAAGTAGTAGATCGCGGCTCCTGAACGTGGTTTCCCATCCTAAACTCCGTCCCGTCTTGGGCGATGGAACTTTGTCATCCTTGCTTTTCCAGATGTAAAAATTAGGATAGAAATACTTATCGCGCAAAACTTGTTGGCACCAGAGACCGAGGTTGCCAGTTAGTTCTATGTTGAGCATTCCCTTGTTGTAATAGCGTCCTGCCTTGTCCACATCCTCGGCCAACTCAATCGGATTCACCCAGTCAGAAAATCTCGCTGCTATGTCGCCCGTAGTTCCATTCAGCACAACGTAAGCAGCGAAGTCGCCAGAAGCTCTCCCCGATTCCGCCTCAATTCCTCGGGCCGCGTCGACGCCTAAGTAGTAGTGGCAATTACGTTGCACTTCTTCCCAGATGAACGTCTTTCCTCGCGGGTTCTGCACAAAGGACATTTTGCCTGTCGCATCGCGATGGAAACTGCCTCTCTTATATGGCGGGCGCTTCGTGGATATAGCGTACTTGATCTCTTCCGACGTGAATGCAGGATCACCCGTGGCTACGAAGGCCACTTCACTCGTCCATCCGTATTCCTGCGAAAACATCAACTCCGATCCTCGGCACTCACCTTCGAGGACCATTCGCATCCATGCAATCTGGGCACGAGTAGCACTGAAGGGTGGCTTCATCAAATCTTTTTCAAAGTCCGTCGCGGGCGCGTCATCGGCCTCATGCTCTGGACGAACACACGCTGGATCGTCTAGCCACGAGAGAAAGATCGGCGTGTAACCATTCCATTGTCTGCCGGTTTTGTTAGCAGCGATCCAGTACTCATAAAACGTCTCGCCAATTCCTACGCGACCTTGGGGAGTGCTCTCTAAAACTATCGTTGTGTCTGGGGCTTTCGATACGGCTGGCAAAATGGAGAGAAATGATTCTTGCCCTGGATACTGGCCGGCTTCCGAAAGGTGCAAGAAGGTAAGTGTTAGTCCGCGGCCAGCACCGACGCTGCCAGCGGTTGCGATGTCTAAGTTACTAACCCCCGCAGAGTGCGGAAAAATAATGCTGCGCGTCCGAACATCGCACGCTCCCGGAAACTTTTCGTTCAACGCTGTGCCCAAATCTTTCGGTACACGAAACAATCCTTTGTCGGCCACATCTTTCAAGTGTGCGACGATCTCAGCATGCGCTTGAGGACGAGCTAAACAGTGAGTGAACGCAAGGCCATCAATGAAGCTACTCATCCCAACCCGGCGAGATTTGCAAATTATTGCCCTGATTGATCCGTGTTGCGCGTAGTGTTGCTTTAGTATCTTGAAACATTTATCCTGATTCGGATTCAGGATGAACGGCACAGATATGTTGGTGTCCCTATGTTTCACAGGGAGCTTAGACAGTAAAAGCCTCGCACGGTCCAAATTCACTTGTACTTCCTTCTTTCAATAGCGTGGCACAATGCACACAACCACTGCACGTCGAGCGGCTTGGAGTAATCTCGGTGATGAGCGTGAATCTGGGTGCAACCATCTCTGCGCGGGGGAGGAACGATTCCACACACGGAGCACGCGGTTGGACGTTGTATCTTTCCAGTTACGACGGCCTTGTGGACCGTCATGTGCGCTCGAGTTTTCTCTCGATTTTGGCCGGCCCACTTCTTTTGCGCTACGCGATTCGATTCGGGATTGGCTGCACGATATCTCAGGCTATACGCGTTCTTCTTCTTATGGTATTCCTCTGTGTCTCTAACCTTAAGACGATACTTCAGAACACTCCTATCCTGGTCCTCTCTAAATTTCCTATCGGTTTTGCGGAGTTCACGCTTACGGGCTAGTTTCCCTTCTAGGAATCCCGGGTCGTATTTGTGTCTCTGATACGAAGCACGGGTGCGAATGGATGATGGATTTGTGGATAGAGTTCTCATAGATTAGTGCCTGCTCAAAGCCATTAGCGGCTTATGGCCCTGGTAGAAAGCGAAACAGAGGTGATTGCAGCAGAACACGGGTTCTGGGATGCGTATGCCCTCAGCCGTCGTCCGGAAGCAGCCATCATCGCGAAATGCCCACTTGCCGTCTTGCCCATTCTTCAGGCATAGCTTCTGAACGGACTGAGGCGCAATGTCTTTGTGCGCCTGCGTAAAACAAGTCCACTGCGGTTTGGAAGCGGACTGCCGGCGCAGGACGATGCCAAGGATTCGGTCGTAGTCGCGCTTCAGGTCAGCTAGTTTGTTGAGGGCTTCGGGGAGCGGGGATTTCTCCCAGTCGAAGCCGTTCGTGGCTTCGTACTTCTTCAACACTTCTTGCTGCTGTGGGTAAGTCTGCGCCTCCGCAAGTCCTTTGTCGCGCTCTGCTTTCTTCGCAGCACGTTCGTCCTTCTTGCGTTTCGTTTCAGCGCGGGTGGCCGCAGCTTTCGCTAGGCGTTCTGGAGTCCAGATTACACGCTTGGCAGGAAGTATTTCGTTCGTCGCGCCTTCTCCCGCTCCTGCTCCGAGAGTTTCTGAATCCGGTCCACTTTGTTCTGCCATGCTGCCATCTCCTTAGTGCGGGGCTTTGATACTTTCCAAAAAAGTGCACACGTAACACAAACAAAAAACCACGAGTGCTGATCTTCGCCAGCTAAACGCAACTCGCTTTTCTCGCAGACACCCTCTTTGACATTCGGGCATGAAGGAAGATTAGCCAACTGGAATCTCCCTTACCGCTCCGCACTTACGACACATGAAGATAAGGCGGTGCTCGCCAAGATTGGGAGGGATTCCAGCCTGCACGTAGTCATGGTTCGGACCACTGCACGCCGGAATCGGAAACTTCAACTCACGCATAATCGTCGGTCCATCTTGTGTTGCCAGTGTTGCCATACAATCCTCCTTTACTTCTCCTCACTGAAAAGTTCGCTCATCATAGCGAACGTTGCCTGATCGAGAATCCACTTCATCTCTCGATAAGTACAATTCGTTTTGACCAAGAGCGCATCGTCGCATTCCAGAATGATGACGACTTTATCAGCCTTCTCTACCGAGGCAAGAGAATCCATAAGAACGTCGGCGGGCGGGCGCGGGTCGGTGTTGATCGTCATCGACTCCCCGGATACAACGGGAATTCTTCTCCATTGCGGCTGAAAAAATCGCAAGTATATGAACGCTCGATGGATTCTTCGTCAGCCAGTCTGAGCAATTCACACACACCGTACTCATCTACCACCCTGCGATAGAAGTGGATGCAGTTGCCGCAAATCTCGTCGCCTTCGCCTTCGCGGTAATCCACGTCAGAGGCGTCCAGTTTCTTCGGGCGATCTTCGATGATGGCCTTGTAATCGCTCAGGGTTGCCATTTCACAATACCTTTGCTCCACGAAGTTTTACTCCAGTCATTACAGGTCCAACCACAGGGACACTCCCGCATCCCATCGTAATCAATCAATCCAGCCTTCCCGAATTGCCTTGGCTACCAACTCGCAGTTCGTCTCCACACCTGCCAACTCTCGCAACCTACGCACCCGCGATTTCATCGAGATGTATCTCACACCCCAGCCACTCGCGATGGAGGAGACCGTCTCACCAGCCGCCAGCAATTGAATCATTGAAGTATGATCCTTGCTGGTGGTGATGTTCACACCTACCTTCTTGTATTCAGTAATGACTCTTCTAG